TATTTTTCCTGGTGAGCGCATCCTGGTTCCCACCAATCTAATTTTTGATATTCCTGATGGTTGGTCGGTTCGTATTCATCCCCGTTCAGGGCTATCATTAAAGCAAGGTTTGGTTCTGGTCAATCAAGAAGGTATTATTGATAGTGATTATGTAGAGCCGGTATTTATTTTGATGACAAATATTGGCGGCAAAAAACAAACAATTTATAACAACGACAGAATTTGTCAAGGGGAAATGGTAGCTTCACCATTGTATCACTTAGAAGAAGTAACAGAAAAACCCACACAAAAAACTGACCGAGATGGTGGTTTTGGTTCTACGGGTACTAAATAGCTATTGACATTATGAATTGTGTGATTACATTTATAATATAACACCGAGAGGGTGCCGAAATTCGGGCCCACTCACAACTAAGCAACTTGCTTAATATAAGGAGATGCGATATGACACGCATTACTACGTCCACTTTTGACTCGGTTATCGACGAATTCCGTCGAGACCCCTTCAACGTCGGATTCGACAATATGTTCGACCGACTTGTTGATTTCCAGACCACAATTAATCCTTCCCAAAAGATTGGTTATCCTCATTACAATGTCGCCAAGGTTGGCGAAAATGATTTTGTGATTGAGATTGCCTTGGCTGGGTTCTCAGAAGAGAACCTTTCTGTTACTGTCAAGGAAAACGCCCTTGAGGTAAAGGGAGAGGAACTCCTGTTGGGTTCCCATGAGGCTGTTATTCACCGAGGGATTTCGACTCGCGACTTTAACCGTCGATGGAATCTTGCAGATACCATTGAGGTTACTGGGGCTGACTTCAAGAATGGTCTTTTGACTGTTCACTTGAAGAACGTCATTCCCGAGGAGCAGAAGCCTCGGGTCATTTCCATTAACACAGACGCTCCCGTCCAACAGGAATTTTTGGCAGAGAGTAAGTAAACCCAACAGTAATCATATTGTTGTTTTAAGAAAGGGAGGGCTTAACCGCCCTCCTTTTCGCATATATAATATATGCAACAAATAAATTTTAAAAAACCAAAACGACAAATTGACCGAGTGTTTATACATTGTTCTGCTTCGCCTAATCCAAACCATGGAGATGTAGAAATTATTCGTGCATGGCATCATCAGAGAGGATGGAATGATATTGGCTATCATTATTTTATTCCTTTTGGAGGCGAACTTCAGATTGGTAGAAGTTTAGAAAAAACTCCTGCTACACAAAAAGGGTATAACACAGGTACGATAGCTATTTGCCTTCATGGGCTTTATAAACACAACTTTACATTAAACCAATATGAAACATTACAAAAACTATGCAAGAAAATTCATTTGGCATATGATGGAAATATTACGTTTCATGGGCATTGTGAAGTATCAAGTAAAGCCTGCCCTGTGTTTGATTATAAATCTGTATTAGAATTAGATCCTTCTGGGTATATTATAGGATTAGAACGGCCAAAACTTCTTGATATGTTTGATATTGGTGTTGATGTTATGAATTTACAAAGACGATTGAATGTTTTTTTAAAACAACCGCCTCAACGCTTTGTTAATAACGATGCAGAGCTTGATGTTGATGGTGTGTTTGGGCAAAACACAGCCCAGGCTGTTTTGATATTTCAGTTTGCTAATGTAATTACACCAGACGGTGTGGCCGGACCAGAAACTTTATTATTACTTCCAACGCTTGATTAGAGGATATTATGGACGAAATTAAAATTGTAAACTTGATAGGGGCCCCGCCCATTATAGCAAAGGTGAGTGTTGAGGAGGATTATTATATTTTAGAAGATCCTTACAATATAGTATACACCGAATCTAAAGAAGAAGGCGGTAAACCAAGATTTGCTGTTTATGATGTGTTGGCCCTTTCTTCGGATTCTGATATTGAGGTGGCAAAAAAGCATGTTCTATTTACCCATAGTCCGCTACCGGAAATTATAGACCAATATAATGCCATGATGCTAAATAATCTTACTCCAATTCTGAGCGCCGATTGACAATTAGACATAAGACTGCTATACTATATACATGAATGGAAACTTTTATACAAATGTTCAATGTGTTGGCAACAACATTCTGTTTCGCGGCATTGTCAATGGGCAGAGACGAAGCGATAGACTAGAATATTATCCGACAGTATTTGTTCCCACAAACAAAGAAACAAAATACCAGACATTAGATGGTATAAAAGTTGGTTCATTAAAACCAGGAACGGTTCAGGATACTCGTCAGTTTATTAAACAATACAAAGATACTGACAATTTTACAGTTTACGGCAATCACAATTTTCAGTATTGTTGGATTGGCGACCAGTATAACGATGATGTTGAATATGACCGAGACTTGATTTCAATTATATATCTTGATATTGAGGTGGATTCTCAAAATGGTTTTCCTGATCCTGAGGTTGGGTCTGAAGTAATTACTGCAATCACGATTAAGCACAAGGATATATTTTGGGTTTTCGGCTGTGGTGAATATAACGCCAAGAAGGAAAATGTAAAATATATTAAGTGTGATAATGAGATTGATTTGATTGAGACGTTTATTGCGCTTTGGCGGAAGATTAACCCAGACATCATTACTGGATGGAATGTTCAGTTCTTCGATATTCCATATTTGTATAATCGAATTACCCGAGTGCTTGACGAAAAGACAGCACGGAAGCTAAGCCCTTGGGGTCGAACGTCTCTTCGCAAGGCTATCGTCCTTGGGCGCGAGCAGCAAGCCATTAATCTCATTGGTACTTCTATTCTTGACTACATGGAATTGTACAAGCGATTCACATATACGCAGCAAGAGAGTTATAGACTCGACCATATCGCTCATGTAGAATTAAACGAACGCAAACTTTCGTATGAAGAACATGGTTCATTACATAAACTCTATTCGGAAGATTACGAAAAGTTTATTGATTATAATATCAAGGATGTGGAGCTTGTCGAGCAACTAGAAGATAAGATGAAGTTTATCGACATGATTCTAGCCCTTGCGTATTCGGCAAAGGTGAATTATAATGATGTGTTCTCGCAGGTGCGTATGTGGGATACCATGATTTACAATCATCTTAGGAAGAAGAATATTGTTATTCCGCCGAAAATCAATGAAGAAAAGACCGAGCAGTATGCGGGTGCATATGTAAAAGACCCCATTATTGGAATGCACAACTGGATTGTTTCGTTTGACTTGAACAGTCTGTATCCGCATTTGATTATGCATTACAATATTTCGCCAGAGACTTTAGTGCCTCGCGAGCGAGCGCCTGAGGAAGTGGTTAACAGTCTGAATCTCGGGGCCCATAAAACCATTGCGGGTATTGACAATATTATCGAGAAAATCTTTGATACAAGTTCTTTAAAGAATCACAATCTTACGGTGACGCCCAACTATCAATTCTTCCGAAAAGATGTTCGTGGGTTTCTTCCTGAAATGATGGAAGAATTATATGAGCAGAGAAGTGAATATAAGAGCCTGATGATTGAGGCACAGAAGAACCTCGAAAAATTGGGCTCGGTTGATACAGTCGCCGAGGGAAAGAATTATCTCTACAAGAAATATACAAATGACATTGCTCGATATAGTAATGTTCAGTTAGCCCGTAAGGTTCAGTTGAATTCGGCTTATGGTGCGTTAGGAAATCAGTATTTTCGCTTTTATGATACCCGATTAGCAGAAGGTGTCACCAAAGCGGGGCAGTTGTCAATTCGTTGGATTGAAAATAAAATGAATGAGTATCTTAACAAGCTACTTAAAACTGAAAATGAAGACTATATTGTAGCCAGCGATACTGATAGCATTTATATTACTTTTAATAAGTTGGTCGCTTCAGTTTTCCCTGAGGAGACTTCATCAAAAAAGATTGTAGATTTTCTTGACAAGGTAAGTTCCGAAAAGTTAGAGCCATTCATCAATAAGTGTTATGTCGAGCTAGCCGAATACATGAATGCTTATGACCAGAAGATGTTCATGACGCGAGAAGTTATTGCGGACAAGGGACTTTGGACTGCAAAGAAACGATACATTCTGAATGTGCATGATAGCGAGGGTGTGCGATATGCAGAACCCAAGCTAAAGATTATGGGCATTGAAGCAGTCAAATCAAGTACACCGGGAGCGTGCCGAGAAAAGATTCGTGAGGCCATGAAGATTTTGATGAATAAAACGGAAGATGATATTATCCAATTCATCGAAGATTTTCGGGTAGAGTTCAACGAGTTACCCGCAGAAGATGTTGCATTTCCTCGGGGCATTAATGGGCTACGAAAGTATAAAGGTGTGTCGGAGATTTACACAAAGGGTACGCCCATTCATGTCAAGGGAGCATTGATATATAATACACTACTCAAAAAACATAATATAACTAAGGTTTATCCAATGATTCAGAATGGTGACAAAATTAAGTTTACATACCTAAAAGAACCAAATCATATTCATGAATCTGTCATTTCTATGAGTGGTTCATTACCCAACGAATTTGATTTAGAAAAATATATTGATTACGACAAACAATTCCAGAAGGCGTTTGTTGATCCGCTCGGGGTTATTTTAGATAAGGTTGGTTGGAAGACAGAACGAATTTCAACACTAGAAGATTTTTTTGGATGAACAACAATAATGAAACTGGATTTTGAAATTAAAGAGATTCCCAAAAACGATGCTACGGCGTTTGTGCATCTTCATCATTACTCTCCTGTAATGCCTAGGATAACTAAACATTGGTTGGGAGGTTTTCTTGATGGTAAACTAAAAGCTGTGATGACATTAGGGTGGGGAACACAACCAAAGCAGACGATTAAAAAGTTGTTTCCCGATTTAGACACACAAGATTATTATGAAATAGGCAAGATGTGTTTACCTGATGAGTTACCTAGAAATTCAGAAACACAATTTATATCTGCTGTGATAAAATGGATTAAAAAGAATTTACCCGAAAAGAAATTTCTATACACATTAGCAGATGGTATTATGGGTAAAGCTGGGTATGTATATCAGGCTGCTAGTTTTTATTATGGTTCTTATTTTAAGACTAGCGTTTATCGAAGCAGTACGGGAGAAAAGATTCACCCAAGAACGTCAAGACATTTATGTAAAGAAAATGCAATTTTTTCAGGAAGAGAAAATATATTTTGGTTGACGTATGATTTTATGGAATCAAAAGAGATTGAGAAATATAATGGGCTTATGTTTCGTTATATTTTTCCGTTGAATAAGCGAGCTAAACGCATTATGAAAAATGGGTCTACTGTTGAGTGGAATCAGAATTACCCAAAAGCCAAAGATTTGATATTTTGGAAAATGGTGGGTAAGGGAAAGTATGAAGAAGTACCTATGCCCGAATTTAATTATAACCACATTGAATATAACAAAAAAAATATTAATGCCAATCCTGGCACGACGTTAGAATCGTTCTTTGTTTAATATATAATATAGTGAGGAGATAGATATGAGTGATACGACAAATGGTGAAATTTCATTAGATAAAAGTGGTATATATTTGTTGATGGGAGAAATTTCATCAGAAACGTGTAAGCCTGTTATCGAATGGATATTAAAAAATGAGTTAGCCGAAGACCCGTGGGCAGACATGAAATTATTTATTAATTCTCCCGGCGGGACGATGAGTGATGCCTTTGCGTTAATTGATGTAATGCGAGGATCAACATGTAAAATTTCTACAGTTGGTATTGGCGAAATTTCGAGTTCAGGGCTTTTGATTTTTATGTCTGGCGCAAAAGGGGACCGGTTACTTACTCCAAATACTGCAATTCTATCCCATCAGTTTTCTTGGGGTTCATATGGTAAAGAGCATGAATTGTTTGCTGCCCAAAAAGCCTTTGACCTTGCATCGGAAATGATGATTAATCATTATAAAAAATGTACAGGATTAACTGTCAAAAAAATTCGGGAATATTTACTTCCTCCCGAAGACCGATGGTTAACTGCAAAGGAGGCTTTGGACTTGGGAATTTGTGATACGGTGAAGGAGATTTATTAATAATGGGAAACGATATTCAGTCGTTAGGGCACGCTTTGGTGTCTCATAATGAATTTGTGAATACCTATGCAGATGTAGATAGATATATTGATACGGGTTCGTATACTTTGAATGCGCTCTTATCTGGTTCTATTTACAAAGGGCTTCCCGGTAACAAGATTACTGCACTTGCAGGAGAGTCTTCTACAGGGAAGACATATTTTACCTTGGGAGTGGTCAATCAATTTCTGAAAGACAATCCTACTGGTGGTGTGATTTTCTTTGAGAGCGAATCTGCTATTACAAAGCAAATGCTTTTAGATCGGGGCATTGATCTTACCCGATTAGTGATTGTTCCTGTGGCTACAGTTCAACAATTTCGCCATCAGGCTCTAGTGG